GCTGTGCGTCCTTCTTAAAGTACAAGATTCATAACCGCTTGACGGCGTTCACCCATAGTTAAATCTTTAGCCGCTTTTCCGATTGAACTTGCATAGCGTCCATAGGCTGTACCCGCGTCTGTTGTAATACCTACTTGACGCAAAATTCTTGTGTTACCAGTTGTTATAGCCATGGTTAAAGAACTAAGTGCTTCTTCACCACTCATTGAGGATGCTACGGATAAATCTTGAGCAACCCGAGCAATATCAGCAGACTTTGATAAATCTATATTTGATTGAGCAAACTTTAATGTTGTCTTTTGAGCCTGAGCCGCTTGGATGCCGACTGTTCGCATTGAATCAGATGCTTGCTTTAGAGCGTCATAACCTTTACCGCTAGATGCTCCAACTGCTTCAAGCGCTAAATCTAAACGCTCAACTTCTGCGGCCGCTTTGAAAGATTTAACTCCGAAAGCAATTAGTCCAGCGATTGCCGCACCCGAGGCAACGCCAATCGCTGTTAGTGAACTTTGTAATTTAGATGAAGCCTGTTGAAACTCATTAGCCGATTTAACGGCTTTATCCATGCCTTGAGTAAACTGGGCTGAGTCCGCCGATAACCGAGCGCGGACTTCCATGGTTGGTGACTCAGCCATTTATCTCCTAGCCTTCGCTCTTCTCTCGGCTTTCTCGCGCTCTTTTTCTTTGAGAAGATAGAACGCGTTCCACTCAGTTAATTCCATACTGCTAAGTGGGCGGTGGGATTCACTTCCGTAAAGAAGTTCTCCCACCGTCCGACCTAACTTTTCTGCTAGTTCAAAAAGAAACCGTCTTTCAGGATTCTTGAGGAAATCGCGCCTGTGATTCTTCTACCGCCTTTTCACCTAGACCTGAACTGCCAAGAGCCTTTGTTGCCAAACGCTCAATGACTGCGCCATTCTTTGAAAGAATCGCTTCACGGTCATTCTCGGTAAAGACTGGTAGACCCGTTTCAGGGTCAAACACAGTTGCGATAACAGTCTTTGCGTACATATTAGAAACATCGACCTTATCTGCCGAGGTTGCCCCCTCAGTAAGTGTTGCTCTTTGTCCTGCTGTCATAGAACGAATCTCTACTGAAACTCCCCATTCAGGGACTTCCACTAATTCCTTCGTAATATCGTCAGCCGAAAATATCTTTCCGCGTAAATCTGCCATTTTGTTCTCCTTGGGACACTAGGTTGGTCACGATAAATTATTAAGTTTTTTTGAATCAATTCCTATTATGAATAGGTACCGCGTGTAATGGCGCCTGTCACTTGGAACTCTGCTGAGTATGACACTACATCTCCGATAGCACCACTCTTCTCGTAAGAAGTTAGAAGTGCCTCTCCTGTGTACTTGACAAACCCTGCTGTTGAACCTTCAGGACCGTATTCGAATGAAACTGACGCTGATTGACCAAGAATTCCAGCCAAGTGAGCATCAACTGTTGCATCAAAATTTCCTGAGATGCTGAGTGATGAATCTGTTAGCCCGACTACATAAGACTTTGCTGATGAACCAAAAGTGCTGGTCTCGGCTGTGTCTACTGTTTGTGGGAATCCAACATCTGTAAGTGTGTTTGAAATATCGGTAAGTGTTCCACCTGAATTGTCTACCTTGAATACGGTGGATTTACCATGACGAAATGTAGGCATTGTTTTTTACCTCCTAGTAAAAGCCACCACAGGGGTAGCCGAGCCTGTTGAACCTGCGACTGTGTAGTTCACGCGTAGGTATCTATTTACTGTTGTACCACTAGCAACCTCGACTCTTTGTGAAGTCTTAGTTGTACTGCTCACCACGGTAAAAGTAATCAAATCAGCAAAAGTTGAATTATCTGCTGAGTGTTGAATCTTTACTGTGATGTTTCCGTTACGGGTATTTACTGGAACCGATAGAAAACCTGCACCACCATTACTGGTTGCAAGAGTGTTATCTACGCCTGTTCCATTTCCAGTCGCGGAAACAGTCGCACCCGAGGAAAGTATTACCCCGTGTTCAACTGCATCTGTTGATTGGAATTCTGCGCTTGCTTGGACAATATCCGCGATGGCACTTGAGACCTCATAGGATGTATCGTCTGCTTGTAGCAAGATTGCTCCAGCGCCATTTGAATGACCTTCAGGAGCAACGATTAGTTTAATTTTTGTGGCTGAGCCAAGAGCGCTTGCAAAGAATTGGTCAGTACCAACTGATGTTGTTGATTCAAACATACCTGATAGCGAGACTGTTCCATCTCGATGACCTAGAACATAGGACTTTGCGGATGTACCAAAGGCACTTGTCTCGGCGGTATCAATAGTTGTTGAAGCGCTGACGCTATTAAAATAGGTTGAAAAGTCATACTCATCTAAAAAGACATTGACATTTTTACCGTGGCGGAATGTAGGCATTATTTCTCCTCAACTGGGCGTTGATGTGGGGTGCCGTCTTGAACAAAACCATCGCCATCAATATCTGTGGCATCGGCGTCAAAACCATCTTCAACGATAGGTTCTTCAACCTTTTCAATTACTGGTTCGACTTTAGTTTCTTCTACAACAGGCTCTTCGATTTTCTTTGTTGGCTTATCAGCATCTTCGACAATACCTGAATCTAAAAGCCACTTGACCGATTGCGGAGGTAAATCAGTAACGACTTCTCCAGCCTCGGCGCGTTTATTAGGTGGGTAATCAATACCCTGTAAGACTCTATAACGAGCCATTAAAACCTCCTCCGTGACAGCACATGGGTAACCCAAGTAACCGTCAGGTCACTCGGACACGGAAGAGACGAAAAACTCGGGCGACTAGCGCACAGTAGGTCTAGTGTATCAGGCTATTTTTTCGGCAATCTGAAGAACCTTGCAACGAGTAATCAATGTTGAGAAAGTTTCTTTGTACTCATCTGAACCCTTGATTGTTCCCTTGATAACTGCCTTGTCGCCAACTTGTAAGTTTGTACCGCTTGAAGCAAACCACTTGAACTGGTACTCACCGCTTGCGAATGTGTAAAGAGTTGTCCAGCCAAACTGAGTCTCAAAAGTGTTCTCGCTAAGAACTGTAACCTCTAACTCCACGCGCTCGCCAGTTGGAGCGAATTGCTCAGCCTTGTAAACCTTAGCCTCTTGACGAGCAACTTCCTGCTCTTGGCTCTTTTGCTTTGCTCTGATGATTGAAACCAAGATTCCGACTGTGCTGTGGCTTTGATATTCCAAACCGCACACAACCCTGACATTCTCAGCGTAACTAGATTCGCCTTCAAAGTTCTTGCCGTATTCGATTAACTCTCTAGCCTTCTCATATTCAACCTCGGTTGGTTTTTGTCCTACAAATTCTTTCCAGTTATTAGCCCCGTGATGTCCGCCGTTTAAGTATTCCCAAACAAGAGACTTAGTAGAGATGCCTGAACCTGAAGGAATGTATCCACCCTTTTCGACCTGAGTAATTGCGTGAGCCAAGACTCCGACTGTTGAATGACCTGTCCAGCCGTTGCCTGAATATCCACCAAACTCTTCTTCGAAAGTTTCCTCTGTTGGCAAGTAAGAAGCGCTGAACTGCCAGCCTATGTAATCCTTAACGCAACTTGAACCAACCTGACAAACTTTGCCTTCTTCGTTTTGCACAAAGATTACTGTTGAGCGAGCGCGGACTTTTTGGCAATGCTCGCAATATCCAACCTTGACCTCAGATGGCTTAACTTCACGACCACCTGCGATTGATTTAGTGATTGCTTTGCCTTCGATAAACTCAGCAACGCCGATGAACTGCCAGCCGTTAAATTTTACTGGCTCGCCTTCAATAACTAAAACTTGATATTCGTGGCTGATGCCTTCTATTTCTTCAAAACGCTTTTCAATGCGTACTTGGTAGCCACCGCTTAAACCTTTCTTTTGGGCGCGTTCGGCAAGTTTCTGCGCCTTAGCAAGAGTTTTCTCAACTCCTATTTCAGAGATTCTAAACTCTCTCATTTCGCCCTCCTCTCAGGACAAGATAAGTATATCACAACAGGGGTTAGTTATTAGTGATTTTTGTGATACTTGCATTTCCACTTCTTTCCCTGCTCGGGAAGTTGCTCCTCAATTTGAGCAAAGATTTTGTGGGCTGTTTTGTGGGCGTAGGCATCTACATCCTCGCTACTGTCTTGGTATTCGAGGCTGTGAAATTCTGCCCTATAAATTGCCTCGCCTCTTAAAAGCAAAGCCTCTTTTTCTGAAAGTTCGAGTTGAATCGAGAATCCTGTTTTCCCACTTTTCTTTCGTGGAGCCTTCTCGATTTTCTCGATGAGGCTAATGAACTCAGGTTCCTCGACACCATTGACGGCACCTTGATAAAGGTCCTCTGATGCAGGTGACCAGTCCTCGATAAATTTACCGCTGACTTTGACGGAGACGATTTTTCCCATTTCTCCCCCCTCTCTATGTACAGTATATCATACGGGGGTTAGGTATGTCTAACTCTCTCTTCTGAGGCGCTCTTCTTGAATCATGTTGAGAGTCAGGAAGTAGCCAATCCCATCTACCACCGTGTCAGGCTTAGATTGATTAACCTCACGGGCTATCTTCATTCCCACCATGCAAAGGGCTACCTGCTCGGCAGAAACCTCACAGCCGAGGATTACAGCCCATATCTTTGATGCCCTAGTTAAGTTATCCAAGGGATGTCCGTAGGCGTCCTGACGGTCTCCTGAGACCAATTCAGCGGCGTATAAGGCTATGTCCCTCGGGTCGTTCATAATACTTGGATGTCCGAGATTCCCTCGCTGGTCACTAGGAATGTCAGAACTCCCACATCCGCAACCTCCCCCTTGGACTGTCTCCACCACACGCTTCCCCCGTCGAGGGCTGGTGCTTGTAGCCATTTGACTCCTCCCCAATCTGCTAGACGGAATGAATGATAATGACCTGAAACCAAAATGTCACAATCGCCTATCGACTGGCGCCCGAGAGTTTGGTCAGCAATCCACCTGCGAAGTTTTGCTTCAGGGCTACCTGAACTGCGAGCAAGATGTCCGTGAGTAATTCCAATAATCTTTCCATTGACCTCAACCGTCAAACTTAATTCATCTGTCGGGATAGCAAAACGAATATGACCGTAGGCTTCAGGGTTGGCTTGAAAAATTTCTGCCACAGATTCAACTAGGGCTACATCATCGTTATCGTTCAAAGTTGTAAAGGCTTTACCGTTCTTGCGGTTCTCGCCATGGTTTCCACCAATCGCCGCAACGGTGATATTAGGGACAACCTTTGACCAGCGGATAAGAGCATCTCTTAGGAGACGACGAGCAATTTTTACTTGGTCTCTTCTATCGACTTCAACTGTAAAGGTCTGAATGTCGTAGTGACCATCGCATCCTTCAACTAAATCACCTAGGCATAGAACGGTGATTGAATCAATCGGACGACCTATCTTTTTTAATTCTTTAATTCTAAACTCAACATCATCGACTGCTTGAAGCCATCTACCAACTAAACCTTTTAGACCGTCGCCATCTCTTTTACCTGTCTGCCAGTCTGCGGCACATACGACAAGGCTTGCTCCACCTGTAATTGGTTTGCGCTCGCGGGGTTTGTGTTTCTTTATCTCTTCTATTAAGGCTTCAATATCGGCAACTTCTTGCTTGCCCTTTCGAACTACTTTGCCCTTCCATTGGCGATTAAGAACTCCTAAAGTATCGCCCCACACATTGAA